GAAAAGCAAAGAAAAGCATTACGACTCGTTATAGGAGATACTAATAAATACAACAAAGCACAGGCATTTTTAGCAAAAACGTCAAAAGATTTAGCAATACCACAAGATGTAATTGTTAGACAATTTACATCTCTTACCGCATCTGTAAAAGGTGCTGGTTTATCTGTAGATGATGCAAAAGATTCTTTCTTGGCTATTGCATCTGGAATAAGAGGTACTGGTGGATCACTAGAAGATATGAAATCTGCGATGCGAGCAACATCACAAGTATTCTCAAAAGGTAAGGTATCGGCAGAAGAGCTTAGACAACAACTCGGTGAACGCTTGCCTGGAGCTTTTACATTATTTGCTGAATCAATGGGTAAGACACCTGCTGAATTAGATAAAGCATTAGAGCAAGGAAAAGTAACACTAGAAGATTTCTTAGGATTTAGTGAAAAATTATTTGATGAGTATGGAGAGAATGCAAAAATTCTTGCACAAGCACCAGAATCAGCAGGGGATAGATTACAAACAGAAATTAGTAATTTAAAAGATAATTTAGGTGATTTGTTAAGACCTATAGGTGCAGAGTTTCAAGCAGTATTTGGTGACATTGTACGCATTATTAATGATGCAATAACAGCCTTTAAACAATTTATGGGTATAGGTTTAGAAAATGCTATAGCAAAAGCAGAATCTGCTGTAGCAAAGGCACAAAAAAACTTTGATAGAGTTAGTGGGTTAGATGATAGTCCTAGAAATAGAAATTTAAAAGCACAGACACTTAATCAATTGTCAATTGCACAAGGAAAACTTAATGATTTAAAAGCAGAAGAAAATAGACTTACTCAAGAAGGAATAAAAAATGAAGAAGATAAAGTACAAAAAGGAATGAGTGCATACGATAGCCTTAAAGGAGGTATGCAAAGTTATTTAAATAGTATAAAAGATGTAAACAAACAAATACAAGATGCAACAGTAGCTGCATTTAAAGGAATGGAAGATGCACTTGTTAATTTTGTAATGACAGGTAAATTAAATTTTGCTGATCTTACAAGATCAATATTGGCTGATATAGCAAGAATAGCCATTAGACAAGCTATTATTGCTCCTATCGTTGGTGCTATATTTCCAGGTTTATCATCAGCAAGTGCAAAAGGTAATGTTTTTGATAAAGGTATAAAAGAGTATGCAAAAGGGGGCATCGTGACTAGTCCTACTATTTTTGCTTACGGATCTGGGGGTACTGGTAGGTTTGGACTTATGGGTGAGGCTGGTGCGGAGGCAATTCTTCCTTTAAAACGTGGTCGCTCTGGTAATTTAGGTGTTGAAGCTTCTGGTAGTGCTACTAATATAGTTGTAAATGTAGATGCTTCTGGTACATCTGTTGAAGGTAATGAAGCAGAAGGTAAGGCATTAGGACTTGCATTGTCATCTGCAATACAATCTGAACTTATAAAACAACAAAGACCTGGAGGCTTACTCTCATAATGGCAACTTTTCCAGCTACACCTGTCGCATCATTTCCTATAAAGAAAAAACAAACACCTAAAACTCGTATTGTTAGTTTTGCTGATGGTTTTGAGCATAGAATTACTTTTGGTTTGGCAGAAAATCAAAACCCTAAAGAATATAATTTAACTTGGAAAAATATTACATTGGCAGAGTCAGATACCATTATGGATTTTCTAAATGCTAGGGCTGCTGATAATGCTAGTTTTGATTATACGCCACCAGGAGAATCAACATCGTATAAGTTTGTTGCACAACCTGGTTACAATGAAAGTATTGATTATGCAGATAGAGCCACAGTAACTGCTACATTCAGACAAGTTTTTGAACCATGAGTACAGCTTCTATTATTACTGATCTACAGAAGATCAACCCATCAGCAGTAATAGAATTATTTGAACTTACAACAGATGCGACATTGCATGGTTCTACACAGACATATCGTTTTCATAATGGTACAAGTTTAAATGCTAATGGAGATATTATCTGGGCTGGTAATCAATATTTAAAAATGCCAATACAGGCAGAAGGTTTTGCATTTACAAACGGACAGCTACCTAGACCTACTCTGACTATTAGTAATGCATTAGGAACTATCACAGCTATTTTGTTAAATGTTAATCAGGTAACAACAGGAAATGATTTGACGGGAGCTACTGTAACTAGGATCAGAACTTTGGCACGTTATCTTGATGCTGTTAATTTTCCTACAACTACAACAAGCACTACGACAACGACAACTATTGCTGATCCTGCTGATGCTGAAACTGTGACTTACACAGTAACAGTAGTTAATGTCGGTGGATCTAATATTTTTGCTATCAATGGTAGTAATTATCCTGTTTTGACAATGAAAAGAGGATCTACTTATATCTTTGACCAATCAGATGCTTCAAATAGTGGACATCCTTTAGCAATAAAATCAGATGCAGGAGGTTCACAGACTACAACTGTTTCTGGAACTGCTGGAAATGCAGGAGCTACAGTAACCTATCAGCCAGCATATCCTTCTGCTCCAAATGATCTCAGATATTACTGCACAGTTCATGGTAATGGAATGGGTAATACGATTACAATGAATGACCCAAATACAACGACACAAGATACTACAACTACTACAACACAACAGGTAAATCCACTAGGAACACCAGATCCTACGGCAGAGTTTCCTCAAGAGATATATAAAATTGATAGAAAGTCATCAGAAAATAGAGATGCAGTGCAATTTGAACTAGCAGCAGTATTCGATCTTGCTGGTATTCGTGCGCCAAAAAGACAATGCACTAGAGCAGAGTTCCCTTCAATAGGTACATTTATTGCATGAATTGGAAAGATGAGGCACTTGTTCATGCGAAAGACCAAGATCCTAAAGAAGCTTGTGGTTTATTATTAAATATTCGAGGAAAAGAAAGATATTATCCCTGTCGTAATTTATCAATGACAGATCATCAATGTTTTATTCTTGATCCAGAAGATTATATAAAAGCAGATAATTTAGGAGAGATAACAGCTATTGTTCATAGCCACCCAGTAACACCTCCTGTAGCTAGTCAGGCAGATCAAATTGCTTGTGAACGTAGTAATTTACCTTGGCATATTGTTAATCCAAAAACAGAACAATGGGGATATTATGAACCATGTGGATATAAACCACCTTTACTAGGTAGACCCTGGGTATGGGGTGTTACTGATTGTTGGTCATTAGTAAGGGATTGGTATAAAAAAGAAAAAAATATAAACCTTAGAGATTGGGATAGACCTGCAACACCAGAACAATTTATTTCAAATCCTATGTTTGAAAGTTGTGCATGGAGAACTGGATTTAGAGAAATCAGACAAGATGAAAAATTAGAAATAGGTGATTTATTATTTATGTCTATAGGATCACCTGGTTTAAATCATGTAGCTATTTTTTTAGGAGATGATGTTTTGCATCATTTAACAGATAGACTATCTTGTAGAGAACCATATTCTCAATGGTTACTAAAATGTACAGGAGGGAGGTATCGTTATGTTGCGTAAAATAAAACTATATGGCGATCTTGCTGATTTTGTAGGACATAAAGAATTTGATGTACAGGTAGATACTTTAGCTAAAGCAGTTAGTTTTTTATTACATAATTTTCCGCAGATAGAAGGTTATATGAATCCTAAATATTATCAAGTCAAAGTTGGTAACTATGCACTTGATGATAAAGAATTACAAAATCCTATAGGTCAAGAGGATATACATTTTGTGCCTGTTATTACTGGTGCTGGTCGTGGTTTTGGTAAAATATTATTAGGTGCAGCCTTAATAGCAGGTGCGTTTTTTATGCCAGTAGCAGCAGGTAATGTAGGTTTATCTCAGGGTTTATTTGGTGCTGCTGGATCTTTTGCAAAAGTTGGGTTTTTTACAAAAGCAATGGCAGGTGTTGGTTTGATGTTAACTATAAGTGGTGTATCAGAAATGTTATTCCCTTTGCCAAAAATGAAAGAATTTGATAACGAAACAGATCCTCGTTTGTCATATAAATTTTCTGGTACACAAAATACATCAAGAGCAGGTACGCCAGTGCCTATAGTTTATGGTGAAATTATTACAGGATCAGTTGTTATAAGTGGTGCAGTAGATACTCAGCAGGTACAGGCATGACAAAAAAAATTATACGAGGATCAGGAGGAGGAGGCTCACCTCCACCACCACCGCAGCCAACTAGAACACCTGATACTTTACATAGTAGGCAGTTTGCTACTTTTCTTGATTTATTATCAGAAGGTGAGATAGAAGGTTTTGCAACAGCATCAAAGGAAGGTAGAACAAAAGGTACAACTGCATATAATAATGCTGCACTAAAAGATGTATTTCTAAACGACACTCCTGTATTAAAAGCTTCTGCTAATTCTGCTAGTCCAGTTACAACAGATTTTAACTTTCAAGACGTTACATTTAATCCAAGATTTGGTACAGCAAACCAAACAAAAGTTGAGGGTATAGAGAGTAGTTCTTCTGTTACATCTGTTGGTGTAAACGTCACGCAATCTACACCTGTTACTAGACAGATATCTAATACAAATGTAGATGCAGTAAACGTGACTATAAGTTTCCCGCAGCTACAAAAAGCTACAGACAAAGGTGATTTGCTAGGTACAAGTGTACAGCTAAAAATATCTGTTCAATATAACTCTGGTGGTTTTACTGATGTAATTACAGACACAATTACAGGTAGAAGTGCTGATGCATATCAAAGAGATTATAGAGTAAATCTTACTGGTGCTTTTCCTGTAGATATTAGAGTATCTAGAATTACTGCTGACAGCACAACAACAGGACTACAAGATTCGTTTCAGTGGACTAGTTTTGGTGAGATAATAGACGATGCCTCTACATATGCAAATAGTGCATATGCAGGTGTAAGGCTAGATTCTATGCAGTTTAGTTCTATTCCTACAAGAAAATTTAGGATTAGAGGAATAAAAGTAAGGATACCTGGCGCAGGTGCAAACAATTCTGGTACGCCGTCTGTTGATATTGCTACTGGCCGTATTGTATATCCAGAAGGATATATATTTAATGGCGTTATGGGGGCTGCACAATGGTGTTCATGCCCTGCCATGATTCTTTTAGATCTTCTAACAGATACAAGATATGGATTTGGTAATCATATAACTGATAGCTCTCTTGATCTTTTTTCTTTTGTAACTGCAAGTAAGTTTGCTAATACTCTTGTTAGTGATGGTTTAGGTGGTCAAGAAGCTAGATTTAGCTGCAATGTAAATATACAAAGTTCTGGTGAGGCATATGACTTAATAAATGATCTCGCAGGTGTAATGAGATGTATGCCGATATGGTCAGCAGGTACTATACAGTTAACGCAAGATAGCCCGAAAGATGCAAGTTACTTATTTAATCTTGCAAACGTAACAGAAGATGGATTTAGTTACTCAGGTAGTGGTTTAAAAACTAGAAACACTGTTATATCTGTATCCTATTTTAATATGGATAGTCAGGAAGTAGATTTTGAGGTTGTAGAAGATACTGCTGCAATTGCAAAGCTAGGTGTAATTATTAAGCAAGTTAAGGCATTTGCGTGTACATCTCGTGGTCAAGCAGCCAGATTAGGGCGTACTTTACTGTTTATTGAACAAAATGAGTCAGAAGTATGCACATTTAGTACATCTATAGATTCTGGTGTTGTTGTTAGACCTGGTGCTGTAATAGAAATAGCTGATCCTGTACGTTCTGGCCTTAGAAGAGGTGGAAGAGTTAGTTCTGCAACAACTACTCAAATTACTGTAGATGATTCTGCTGCGACAGATTTACCAACAACAAATAATCCTACACTTAGTGTAATTATGCCTGATGGCACAGTTGAAACAAGATCTGTTAGTGCTGTAAGTGGTGCTGTTGTTACAGTCTCTTCTGCGTTTTCGCAAACACCAAATGTTAACACTGTCTGGTTACTGCAAGATGATACAGTGCAAGCACAAAAATTTAGAGTAGTAACAGTAGAAGAAGATGGTGTTAATTATGGGATTACAGCTTTATCTTACGTTAATGAAAAATATGCATTTATAGAAGATGGATCTACATTACCAACAAGAACAGTATCAATATTAAACGAACTAAAAAATCCACCTAATGCATTACAGGCTGAAGAAAAAATAGTTGAGATAAATAATCAGGCGGTATCAAAACTTATCGTTAGTTGGCAACCTATTGTTGGGGTTACGCAGTACCAAGTTAACTATAGATTCAATAACGGAAACTTTGTTTCCACTACAGTATCTTCTCCTGACTTTGAAATATTTAATACTGATATTGGAACGTATGAATTTCAAGTATTCAGCTATAACACTGCATTACAAACAAGTGCTACTTCTGCTGATTTAACTTTTAATGCTGTTGGTAAAACTGCATTGCCATCAAATGTTACTGGATTATCAGCCGAACCAATAAATGAAAAATTAGTAAGATTACGTTGGAATCGCTCTACAGATTTAGATGTTACTCATGGAGGTAGGGTGTATGTCAGACATTCTCCACTGACCGATGGTAATGGTACATTTACAAATAGTACTGACTTAATTCAAGCTCTTAGTGGTGCTACTACATCTGCGGAAGTTCCATATCTTGAGGGCGAGTACATTTTAAAATTTCAAGATGACGGTGGTAGATTTTGTCCAGGAGAAACAAGTGTAATTATTGATCTGCCAGATAATCAAGCTCCGCTTATTACACAAACAAGAAGAGAAGATACTGATAGTCCTAAGTTTCAAGGAACAAAAACCAATGTTGCTTTTGATGCAACTACAAATACATTAAACCTAGTTGGTGGCGGTAACTTTGATGACATTACAGATTTCGATGCTGTTGGTTCACTAGATGACTTTGGTGGAATCGTTTCTGAAGGTACTTATGATTTTGGAGGAACTGCTGGTGGAGATACTTTAGATTTAGGTGGTGTATTTAGCCTTGATTTAAAACGTCATTTCTTAACAGAAGGATTTTATCCATCAGATTTATTTGATTCAAGAGGTTTGATTGATGATATTACAGACTTCGATGGTGCTACAGCTACAGAAGTTAATGCTGAAATGCTAGTAAGAGTTACACAAGATGATCCGTCTGGATCTCCTACCTACACTGATTTTCAAACTTTTGCTAATGGTACTTATAAAGGCAGAGGATTTCAATTTAGAGCTAAACTTACAAGTAATGATGTTGCACAGGATATAAAAGTCTCGCAGTTAGGCTATACAGCATCTTTACAGAGAAGAACAGAACAAGGTAATGTTATTGCAAGCGGAGCAGG